AGTCGCTCCGCAGCAACAGCAAATGCCACAAATTCCCGGCAGGTCTGGCGGTATTGAGGGATTAGCAGAGATGTTGGTTCGAGATGACGGATTAGGACAAAGAAGCCCGGGGCAGTACCCAGATACTGTGCCGGTTCCGAGTGGGAACGACGATTTGATAGTTGATTTTCCAATTCTAGATCGCACCCCAAAGCCACAGCGCGGTGACTTCCCTGATTACATAAAGACGGCACCACCAAAGCCGCCAAGACCTCCTATTTTCGAGAATCCCTTCGGAAGCGAAGGCCGGCGACCTCCAAGACCTCCTATCCTAGATGATATTTTTGGGGACGAAGGCCAGCTTCCTCCAATGATGCGGACTAACGATTTTCAAGACCGAAACGGGAACCGCATTGATGACAGAGACGAAAAGGGCGGCGTTAAACGTAGACGGATTCCAAGTCGCAGGATAAAAGATTCTTATCGACAAAGGGGCGGTTTAGCGGGACGGATTGCACAGCTTACCGAGCAGATGCAAGGTCGGAAAGATAGACCTATGCCCCGTGGAGGCATGTTCAGAGATCTCATGCGTAGAGTTCAGTCGGAACGAGATGAGCCGCGCATGCAAGCTCCTCTGCAAAATATGCTTGCGCCGCCTCCTGAGCAATACTTTGCAGAAAGAAACCGGCGAGAGATGGATGCGCCGGATATGGAAGCAATACGCAGGCAGATCATGCAAAACATGAGAATAAGGGGCATTGGCATCTAATGGCTATATCCAGCGATTTACAGGCAGCTCAGGACGAGTACGGTAGCTCAGCATCCCCTTATGCCAGTCTAAGCGATTATTTGACGCAGCGCCCAGCTTACGATAGGGGTGCGAGAGAAGCCCCGCCGGCTCCCTCAATGCGGACTTTAGAAGCCATCATGCCTGACACTGACCAGTTGCTGGCTGAGCAGTATGAAAAGATTATGGCTGAGCAGCGAGAGGCGGAAGAGGCCTCTACGGCAGCTCGTCAGTCTGAAATTGACAGCCTTCAACAGCTACTGAGGCAAGAACTTTCAACGTCAGAAGATGCTGCGCTTGGACAAAGATCAGAGCTAACCAAAGCCCTTGAGGGCCAGATAGAGGATATGCGCCGAGGGGTTGACGCAGAGACGTTAGATTTGCGGCAGTCCGGCTTAGATGAAAGAGCGGCTCTGGCCCGTCAAATTGAGGAAGGCGACAAGTTAGTTAGAGAGGCGCAGGTTCAGGCCATTGGCGACTTGGAAGACCGGCAAGGTTCTTTGGTTGGCGATCTAAAAGAGAGAATAGGTGTTCTCAGCGAAGATCTTACTCAGGTTAACCAAACGATCGATGAAAAGTATTTGCAGCTTGACCAAGACCAGCAGGCCTCGGCTCAGCTCGCTCAAGATGAAATTACATCCCTTAACGACCAGCTCAAGACTATAGAGCAGTCAATTAACGAAGAAAATTTAGCTCAGTCAGAAGCTTTAAGAGCAGAGACCGGAAGCTTGCTTGCAGGCCTAGAAGGCAAAATTAGTGGCGTTACAGGCCAGTTAAGCGAACTCCCAATACCTGAACTGCAACAGCAGATAGCAGCCCTCTCAACCGATAATACTGCGCTTGCTCAGCAAATTGATGAGCTTTCAGGGCAGCAGGCTTCTGGAACCGCAGATCTTTCTACAAGAATCGAGGGTGTAAGCTCTGATCTCGCGGCCATTAATGAGCGTATTGACTCCGAAATTTTAAGTCTTGACCAAGCCTCGCAGGAATCTGCTCTAGCGGCACAAACCGAGATTGACGACCTAAACGCGCAGTTAGAATCTCTTTACAGCGATGTAGAAACCGGGAATGTGGATCAATCTGAATTGTTGCGTGGAGAGGTTTCTGAATTAATTGCTGGCTTGGAAAGCAGGATAGGTGGCATTCAAGAAAACCTTGGTGCTCTGCCGATCGACCAGCTTCAGGCAGAGCTTGCCACAGTCAACGACCAGACGGTTGCTTTTCAGCAGGCAATTGACACTGCTGGCACAGAAAGAACTGACCTCGCCGCAAGGATAGAGGCGTTGCAGGCTGCTGGTTTGACCCAAGACGACCTGTCTGGCTTGTCTGAGTCGATTGCAGGCCAAAGGCAGACGGACATCACTTCCGCCCTAGACCCTGTACAGCAGCAGATTGAGGCGCTTCGCGGCCAAATACCCGGAGAAGTTGATACCGAGGCCTTACGCAAACAAATTACCGAAGACATCATGGCTCAAATGGCCAATCAAGCACCTCCCGCTGGCGGCGGCACGGGTGGCACCGACACAGATGTAGATGTTGGCGACGTTGTTGTTGAACCCGGCCCCGGGTTTAGCGGAACGCCCTATGAAAACTTTATGGGCGGGTTCGTTCCCGGTGCAGGGCAAACCTATGATGCAGGCATGGACTACGGGCCATCAGCGTCCGAAGCGGCTGGCTTTAACCCTGCCGGCGGAGGCTCAATGGGCGGAGGCAATCAAAGCATTTACGGACAAGGTGGGTCGGCATCCGCTGACTTCTACGGCAATGCCCCTGTTGGCTCAATGGGCAATACCGGGGTTGATTACACTCAGTACGATCCCGGCGATTATGCGAGGTCATCTGGACTTGGTTCTGGAGGGGCTGCAAATTACAACCAAGGGCCATTCCAAATTCAGAAATTTGACAACGACCTTTTTAACCGAACAAATTTTGGAATGTAGCTTGTGACTTCATCTGCCCCTAAGAATGTAGCCAACCCAAGCCTTTATGCAAAAGCTAAGGCTAAGGCCAAGGCTAAGTTTGATGTTTACCCGAGCGCATATGCAAACGGCTGGATGGTTCAGGAGTACAAGCGGATGGGTGGAAAATACAAAGGCGCTACTGGCGGCGAGGTGAGCTTAGATCCGAAGAAAAGCGATCTTGATAATGACGGCAAGCTAAGCCGTTACGAGCGTAAGCGCGGCACCGCTATCGCCAAGAGTATGGCAAAGAAAATGAACATGGGCGGAACGGTGATGGTTCAGGGTCGTGGCTGTGGCGCTATCATGCCAAACAAGCAAAAGAAGACGCGAGTGCCCCGTGGCTAGAACTGGGCTAAAGAAATGGTTTAGCGAAGATTGGGTAGATATCGGTGCCCCAAAGAAGGATGGCAAGTATCAATCGTGTGGCCGAAAAAACGCATCAAAAAAAAATGGCCGAGCTTACCCAAAGTGCGTACCGGCGGCAAAAGCGGCAAGCATGACGGAAGGTCAGAAAAAAAGTGCGGTAGCGCGAAAAAGATCTAAGAGACAAGGTGTGGGCGGAAAGCCTACAATGGTGAAAACATTCGCCGCGAAAGGCGGATCAATCAACAAGAAACCGGGCAATTCCGGTTTATTTGGGAGGCGATAATGAAAAAGATGAAGGCAAAAGGGTACAGTCGTGGCGGCGCTCCAACAACACGCGCACAACGTCGATCTACGTTAAGCAAAGCGCAAAAAAATCTTTTAGATTCCGTTCAGGGACGAGAAGGCAGTAAGCAGTCAACAAGCGTAATTCAAGACCTGTCCGATCAGTACGGCTACAAGCCCGGTAAAAGAGCTGGCGCTAAAGGCGGCATGGGCGGACGTAGGAAGGCGAAGCCGGGTGGTATGAACATGGGCGGTACAGTTGGTATGAAGCCGATTGACACAACAAAGCTTGGCGCTCTTCCTCCTAGCAGAAAAGTTCCTGCTATGGCGACAAAAGCGCCTTTGGGAGCGCCCGGAACAAAAAGACCGTCCACAATGAGATCTGGGCCTCGAGAAGAAAAACTTGCTGCTGCTAAGAAGGCAACAGCCATGCGCGGTGCTGCGGCGCGCCGATCAGGTGGTAGTACGCCACGCGGCATGAACACGGGCGGTGCAGCCATGAAGACCAAGGGTTACGCTAAGGGCGGTGCCGCGATGAAGACCAAGGGCGCAGCAAAAGGTGGAATCAAGAAACCATCCGCCAAAAAGACGGGATTATTTGGTCGTAGATAGTGGCTTACCTTCAGAGCAATATCCCTCACTTCAAGTGCTGGGTTCGGAAGGAGTACACGCACAACCATGAGAAGTATCATGGGGAGTTCATCCATGCGATGGCCATTGCTGTAACCACCATGCCGACTCGGTGCTTGTCATTTCAGGTGATTTTTACCGGGGCAGAGACATACGACGATGACGATGAGCAAAACGCACATGGTGGAGCCATGTGGGCAAGAATGCCTATCACGGCCTTGGTTGCTGACACGCCACTTGACGATTGGCCTGAGGCAATGCCTGTCTGGGCTGCTCAACCTTGGGATTGCAGTTCTTATAATCACGCTACTTACGTCCTTGACCGTTGCACACCTTGCCCTTGGCTTGCCAAGATTGATGGTGAGTTTTATCCGGCGAAGTATTATTTCACAGTGGATTATGCAGAGAACGAGATAGCGGATGACCCAGCGCAACACAAACAGAGTCACATCTTGGAGCTTCTTGACGCTGGCGAGTGGACTGGCAATATCGTCGCGTTACCCAACAACAGGGTCAGGGTAACGCACCCTGCTTGGTTTGAAACGGGTGATGGTGCGCCAGACTTTAAACCGTCACAGCATATCCACTACTCCAAAAGTGATTTAGACTACACTCTTGACGTGAATCAGGTTTTCAACAACCTCTACGCAGGTGATAAAGATGGCGGTAAGCGGAAGTAAAGATTTTGAATTAGACGTAGCTGATTACGTTGAAGAGGCCTTTGAGCGTTGCGGCTTAGAGCTTCGCACCGGCTACGACCTGAAAACTGCTAACAGATCCCTGAACCTAATGCTCGCTGAGTGGGCAAATAGGGGTTTGAATCAGTGGACGATCAATCAAAAAACTTTAGCGATGGTCAAGGATACGACCTCGTACACGATTGATGCGGTCAACCCAACGGCAACCATCGATGTGCTTGACGCATTTATTCGTGAGACTATCGGGGGCGTATCAACAGACGTTCCACTGAGCCGAATGTCCCGGGCTGAATATGCCAATATGTCGGTTAAGTCTAGCACCGGAAAGCCTAATCAATACTTTGTAGACAAGCAGATTAGCCCAACCGTAACGGTTTGGCCTGCCCCAGATCAGAGTGCTAAGTACGACATTTACCTAAACGTATTAAGCCGAATGGATGACGCTGACGCAGGGGTTAACACCCTGCAAATACCCTTTCGGTTTTACCCGTGCCTTGCCGCTGGACTGGCATATTATTTAGCGTTAAAGCGAGCACCAGAAAAGGTGCAGATGCTTAAAGGATTGTACGAAGAAGAGTTTCAACGAGCCTTGAGTCAAGACGAAGACCGGGCATCGTTCAGGATAGCCCCTGATCTTCGCGGGTATAACATAGCCTAATGGCTTACGCATCCAACAAGAAGGCTTACGGGATCTGTGATATATCGGGTTTTCGCTATCGCCTGAAGGATATGAAGATGACATGGGACGGCTTCTTAGTAGGGCCAGACCAGTGGTCACCTAAGCATCCTCAGCTCATGCCGAAGCCACCGCCTTTTGATCCGCAGGCTTTGCAGATAACTAGGCCAGATCAAGCTGCTGACGGAAATGACAACAATTTCTTTACCGTCTACACCAACGTGGGAGATGGAATTTTGGGCACAACTTTGCAAACTTTTGGAATAACCTGTAGTGTTGGGAATGTGGAGGTAACTACGTCATGAGCTTCACGTTAGCAACGCTTAAATCGACCGTGCAGGATTACTTGCAGGTCAATGAGACTACGTTCAACAACAATCTGAATACGTTCATTCAGGAGTCTGAGAGCCGCATCTTTAAGATGGTGCAGCTACCAGAGCAAAGAAAGAATGTGCAGGGTACGTTGTCGGCAAGCAATCGATTCTTGGCAACCCCAAGCGATTACTATGCACCGTTCTCATTGGCGGTTATTGATAGCAACAACAAGTACCATTATCTGGATTTTAAGCATCCATCTTTCATTAAGGAATATAGCCCGATCACAACAACGACTGGTCGGCCAAAGTATTACTCATTGTTTGATGAAGCAGCCTTTGAGCTGTCGCCGGTTCCAGATTCTGGTTACACGGCAGAATTGCATTACCTGTACAAGCCGGCGTCACTGACCGCTGGCAGCGACTCTGGTACGACAATCCTGTCAACGGATCATCCCGATCCATTGCTGTACGGCACCTTGGTTGAGGCGGCTGTATTTTTAAAAGAAGCTCCTGACGTAATAGCCAACTTCGAGGCTCGTTTCAAGGAAGGCATCTCTCGGATGAAGAATCTGAGTGAAGGTCGAAATACCCGAGACGAGTACAGGTATGACTTATTACGGACAGGGGTGAGCTAATTGGAACCAATTAAAGAGTTAGAAGGCAAGAAGATAGCAATAATCGGTCTGGGCGCTAGTCAAATTGACTACGTGATCGGCAAAGAGAACAGCGTCGAGTGGGACGAGGTATGGGTGATTAATTCAGCCCTATCGGTTTTTGAGTGCGACAGAGTGTTCATGCTAGATCCGGTAAGCCGGTTTTTGGATACGGATGATGCAGGCAACCAGACCAATGTCATGCGTAAGCTTCTGCCAAAGTTTGAGAAGCCGATATATACGTGTGAGCTAGATGATCGCGTGCCGGCGCTGGTTGAGTATCCGCTTGAAGAGGTGGTGAAAGACCAGAGATGCGCCTACATGAATACAACGGTTGCTTACGCACTGGCTTTTGCGGCGTATAATAAGGTTGGTGAGGTTGATCTGTTTGGGATGGACTTCAGCTATAAGAACAACTTGCACTTTGCTGAGGCTGGCAGGGCGTGTCTTGAGTTTTGGATCTGCAAGATGATCGCAATAGGGATAAAGATTGGCGTTAGCCCTCGGTCATCCTTGCTCGATCAGAACGTGCCCTTGCAGGAGAGGCTTTACGGATACCACCGGCTGGCTAACCCCAAGGTGGCAATGCCAAACCCAGAAG